TACAACATCGCTCAAAATGGGTATATCTGCCTCGGTAAATTATTTGGGGACGCAATTATACAGTGGGGAACATATTCTATAAATGTTACTCAAGATTATACTTATGCAAATATAAAATTACCTTTAACATGTACTATTTATAAACCATTATTCATAATACCTAGTATTATGTGTAATAACGCAAATAATACTAAAGATTTTAATATACAATGCTCGGGATACAATACAACTAGTATATCCTTTGTTGTTAGATGTTTGAGTAGTACACGAGATGAGTTTACTTTTAAATGGTGTATTATAAGTAAATGATTATTTACCTATAGCAAGCCATAAAGCATTACCAATTTGCGGATTAGATGAACCTACTACATCTGTAACATATGCTGTTACAGATGTTTTTGTTGTTTGTTCCATACTTATACCAGCAAAAGACATTGCTTTGTTTGATTTAGCTCCACCTTCCCAAATATTAACGTTATAGCAAGCGGTATTAAAACTTATATTATAATCAAAACTTCCACCATTATTTATTCGCCAATATCCCCACTGTATAATTGCGTCCCCAAATAATTTACCGAGGCAGATATACCCATTTTGAGCGATGTTGTATCTAATTCCTAATGTTTCTAACCAACTATTAATCTGTTCTTGAGCATACTCTAATATTTTATTTTTTACATTCGTTTGTGTAGCACTAGCTATACCAAAAATACTAGCAATACTTTCTTTGCACCATCCTTGTACGCTATTTTTTACGCTTTCCATTGTAGCAGTAGCAGAGCCAAACAATCGTTTAATTAAATTAGTATGTGCATTTTCATCATTGTTATGCTCATCTAACATTTCAATGGTAACTGTATTCCCTACATCAACCATACCACTAGCATTATCAGTATCTCCAATACCAACATTAATCATTAATCTAGTATATGGTTGTATTCTTGTCTCATCATCAATCCATCCTGGATAATTTCCTGCATTTGTATATCCTACAAGTTTTTCTGTACCACTATCACCATTTTTGGCAAAAAGACCAATTTCCCTATGATAAAAACCTACTTTCACACCTTCATTATTATAAGTAAAAGTATATCGGAACGTACCATTTCCTTTATCTTCAAAAGAAGCTAAAGTTACTTCTTTTTTAGGACTTATCACATCTGTGTAATCTCGAATATTACCTTCAGATACACCATCTCCAAGTTTTACTTTGGTTACTATAAATCTATCGGCTGTTTGACCACTAGCAGCTCTTGCTAACATTTCAAGCCCTGCACTCGTCATTGTTATATTTGGAAATTTAGCCATATTATCCCTCCTAAATATTAAATTTCTATTTGGTCCACAACATCAAATAATCCATAAATAACATTATCAGTATCAACATTTATATTAGTATCTTCAATAACATTATCAGCACCTATTTCTATTTGTTCAGCAATATTAGATATTCCATAAATAACAATAGGAGCAGTTATTGGGTCTATACTATAATCTTCTTCTACTCCTATTTCTATTTGTTCTATGTTGTTTACAGCACCACTTACATATATACTAGAGCTAACATTTTGCAAAGCAAAATATTTTACTCCTAGATGTGCTGGCTTATATATTTCTATAGCCTTTTGCAAACCAGCCCAATCAAAAAGGCTACCATTATTAAAGCAAACATCAAAGCAATAATCTTGTATATGTTCAATAATAGTAGCTGATTTATCATTTAGATATCGATTTGTTAATGTACATAAAAATTGAGGTGTAACGGATACTGGTTTTGCTAAATATAATTTTATACGATTTCTTCTTTCAGCATAATCACCGCTAGTATCTTGTATATTTAGCTCTTTTTCCCATAAATCTAAGCCCCATGTTGCCGTATCGACATAAAATTGATTTAAAATATCCTTTAATTTATCTCGTACAGCATCTATTTCAATACCTTGCGTATCTAAAATACTTTGCATTATTTTACTTTCTTGATAATACCAATCAGTAAAAGTAAGCATTTCTTTGCCTTTTTTACTTTTCACTTAGTTCCACCTCACCAATAACAGCAACTTGTTCAGTGGTAATGGGTATATTTATACTATCATCATTTACTTGCAAATCAGAATAATCTAATACACCATTTGTATTTATTAATATACCTCCAATCTTAGAAATATATATTGTATTAGAATTAAAAGCATTTTCTTTTATATATTCTTCCATATTGCTTTCAAATAATGTCTTAACTTTTTCTAATGTAGTTACTTCTTTATCAATAACTATATTAGCTTTTATATTTATAGTTACAGGTATAGCACTAACTACAGTAACAAGAGCACCAATCGGAGAACGTCTATAGCCATTATTGTCATATCCACTTATATATTCAGTAACAGTTTTTACAAGTTCTTCTGTAGCAGGCTTATTATCACCGCCCAATATTACAACTTTTACTGTGCCATTGCCATTCCATAAAGGGATAACATGTACAGCTACTACACCAGGTACAGATAACGCCCATTGTTTATAATTTTGTTCATTTCCACTAGTACCTGGTGTCCGTACATAATCTAAAGTTCTGCTTCTTAAATTATCATCTAATTCAATATCTGTTCCACCTAGCGTTTGTTCTTCATTAGTTACAGATGTTATATTACTATTACTTTCCATAACAACAATAATCTTATTTGCTGTTACATTACCAATACTTCCAGCAGTCATAGCTTGTATAGATGCATACACATATCCTTCTTCGGAAATTACTACATCTTCAGTCGTAAGAAATTCTACAGATTGTATATCTAATACTGTATCAGCTTCTGTAGCAACTTTTAATCCTTTAGGTATCTTTGCACCTATATTACCAACTATTTTTATTTTTCCTGTTGCATATGTTGCTTCTTTTCTAAATAATCCATGTTCATCGCTTCTATAATCTAAAAAAATTCCTTCTGCCGTTTGAATAAAACCTTGTTTAAGAATTTTTTTTGCCATCATGGCTATAAATACCATTTCAATGGAAACTGGGGATATACTGTCATATATATAACTACCTTCTGTTTTATCCCATTCATTAGAAATACGAGAAAGCATACGATTACGTATAGCTTCCTCGGTTGTCATTTCTCCATTTAAATAATCAATATCACTTTCACTCACTGTCTCACCACCGTTCTTGATATAGTAATATTTTCACCGATAATATTTTTTACAGAACAAGAAAATATTATTCCGTCATCAATCCATGTAAAGTTAAAATCATCTACACTTGCGGTTCGTTTATCTGCGAGTAAACAATCTTTTACCATACGTTTTATTTCAGATTCAATTACTTTTTTAGGATAACTTTTACCTAATAAAGTATCTATTTCTTCTCCATAATTATCGCTATAAATAAGATATTTATAGCGTTCAGAAGATAAGGCTTTTACACACCATTCAGCCCAAGCTTGTGAACCAGTAACAGTTTTTTGCCTGCCAGTAGGACTTAATATAAATTCATGTTTTTCAAAATCAAATTGTACTGTTTTTCCATAATTAATTTTATCAGAAGCCATTTCATCAACGTATGTTGATGAAGTTACTCCAACAGTTGGAAATAAATCTGGCATAATTAAGCACCACCTGTAAACGGAACTATAACACAATCTATACACCAATATTGTCCACCATTAATAGGAGTTACTTTTACCCTATCTCCAATATGTAATGGCAATATGGGAGTAGGAGTTATAACTGGATGACTATGACTTTCATATTGTGCATCTCCACTACCACCACTTACTTTTTTTGTATCGGTCATATGTGGTTCAGATAATGTACAAGCACGATTTACATATATATTAGTCAATTCAAAAGGAAATCCGTCTATAATTACACCTTTAGCCGTAACTGTGCCAATTTGTGATGTAATCCACTGCCCTGTAAATCCTTCATTAACTCTTTTTTGAGCTTGTTCATCAATAAGTGCAGCTAATTCTTTAAAAGGATTTTTCGCTTCGATAATATCTCCTCCTTATATACTCAAGTGAAGCAAGCTCCATTTGCATTGTTCCGGGACTGTTGCAATTATGTTTTACACTAATTACATATAATCCATCATCCCAACCTTGTACAATTACCTTATCTCCCTTGCGAATAGTATTTATATCTATTGCCTCAACTGTAACTGTTTCTTGAATACCAGTTAAAGTATTTGCAGCTTTTTGTTGTATAGCATTAGTATCCAATCCTTTTTTATACGGAATAACTTTTTGTATTGTCCCGTATTTATCAGTATCAGCATTTGTTTCAAACTCTATTGGGGCTGTAGAACCTTTTTCTTCTTTGCCTAATACTTTTACTTTAGTAACTGCACCATTAAGTGTTTGCTTTTGTCTAACACTTTGTAAATTAACAGCAAATTCAAAAACCCATGGGTCTGCATTAGAACCTATTTCAAATAATTCTAGCCCATCTGGTTGCATACGCACAGTAAACAGCTTACCAGATTTTTCAGCGGTTTCCTTTAGTTGGTCCTGAATAATATTCCATAAAGATTTAGCCCTTACAACATCTTGTGCAAGGGCTTGTTTTGTATCTGTAATATTTAATATTGGTATATTCCATTCACTACATATTTGTTTTATACGGTCGCTGGCTGTTGTTCCTTCTTTAAATAAAAATTGGTCCTCGGATTTAGATAAATATATCGTTCGGTCGTAAATTATTAAATTCCAATTTCTACGTGCATTATTATCAATTTCAACATCCCAAACTACACCTGGATGAAGTAAATAAGAATATTTATCTTCACCAAATTTTGTACCACTAACACGAATTTCCATTCCCGGAGTAATTATTGGAAGTCCTGTAAATTGGTCATCTGGAACAGCAAGTTTTACTTTTCCACAATAAGCAACTTCATCAAGTCTATCTTCTAAAGTTAGACTTTGTATACATTCTCTTAAAAAATATTTATTTTGTAATATTACATCATATCGGCATACACTAGGTTTTACAATCAAGGTAAAATCACCTGCTTTGTTATTTGTCCTGCATTAGCTTCTAAAATTTTTGTCCAACTTTCACCATTTCCATAATGCTGTTTGGCAATTTTCCAGAGACTTTCTTCTGTACCAAATAAGTCATCATCAGTATTTATTTTCACAAGTTTTGGACGTTCTTTTATAGCTACTCTTTTACTTTGTTGTTCTTCACTTTCTGTACGAACAGCAATATTTTTCCATTCTCTAAAAGTAACATCAAAGTAAATATCACCCGGTTCTCCACCACGTTCTTCAGAAGCATATCGTGTAAGTAGTACATTCATATTTATATCTTGTGCTCCAGTTATTATTAAATGTAAAGGGTCAGCCAATCCTTTTACTGGGTCGCTAAAACGACTTTTCCAATTATTCATAACGGCATTAGCACTTTCTGGTGTAGGAAGGTCTGGATACATACAATAAGTAGGAACATATTCTTTTGGAAAAAAAGAAGAAAATGAGATTTCCTGTAGTTTATCTCCAGTAGTAAAATCTATTTCCCCTAAATTAAGAATATTAACGGTTTGTATTTTTCTTTGCCATTGCATTTTAATTTCTTGAGGATTAACGGGTAATTGCAATATTGTACTTGTAACTTGGTCAATGATAAAAAATGTTATAGGATTAACCCATGTATTGCCCACTAACGCTTGATTTAACAAATTTCCTGCAACTTCTGCAAATTTACTGCCTTTTTGTAATCCATCTAATATAGTAGTTGCTGTTGTTCCTTTATTTAAATAACCAAACATTTACTCAACCCCTATTTTGATATGCTTGTTTTACTTCCGCAAGTATTTTCCAACCAATAGTACTTGCCATTTCTTCATCAGTTTTATTATTTCCAATATTAATGTTTATACCATTAAAAGAAAATGCACTATTAGAATTATTAGATTTATTATAGTTAGTATTACCACTAGATAAAGCATGAGCCATAGCTGGCATATAATTATTAGTAGTAACATTAGTAAATAAATTACTATTTATACCCAACATTTCACCAGCTTGTTTCCAAAGAGATAAACCTCTTGAACGTTTTGAAGAATGTAACGGAATTATTACTTCACGCTTATTTCCTTCACCTACACGAACGAGTTGGTCTTTACTCAAAAAGCCACCATTAGCATATTCTCCCCCAAAAGCTAGTTTATTAGTACCATAATTTATAATACTTTGTGTTGTATATACATTTTCATTAGAAAAATATTTATCTACTCCCAACATTTCACCAGCTTGTTTCCAAAGAGATAAACCTCTTGAACGTTTTGAAGAATGTAACGGAATTATTACTTCAGCATTATTCTCTTCAGCAACACGAATTATCTGGTCTTGATTTAAAAATCCACCATTAGCATAGCCTTTAATACCAAGTTTTTTAGCTCCCCAATCTATAGTATCTCGTAATGGAGCTGGTAAAGCGTTCCATGTAGAAGTTTTTAAATCAGATAACCCTGCATTTGCTCTTGCTACAGCTTCATCAATAGCTTGCCCGACTCTATCAGGAATTTGAGCAAACCAACTTGTAACGTCAGTAACTATCGTAGAACACCATTCACTAATTGAATTAGACATTTCGCTAAAGCCCTCACTAATAGTATTAGTAGTTTGTAAAATACTTTCCTCAGCTGATAATAAACCATAACGCATACGTTCAAGGTTCATAGAAGCATTTTCACCAAGAGAATTCCAACCTTCTGCACCTAATTCTTTTAATCTATTGATTTTTTCTCCAGCACTTTCTAATATTTCACCCATCATAGCAGATTGTGCTTTTGCTGTTTCTAATTGCATATTAAACATTTGGATTTGATTTTCACCATATTGATTAATTGTTTGGTCAATAAAATCCCAAATAGTAGTTTCATTTGAAGATGTATTATTTTTAGATTGATATGTTTCTGTTGGATAATTAAAGTCAGGTATACTTACATCTGTATTTTGTATTTTAGGTGTTGTTTGATTATACATATAAGGATTATAAATGTTACTGCCATTATTACTTTCTTTTGTATTAAATTCATTTCTGAAAAAATCAACAATAGCTTCACCAATTCCAGAACCACCTACATAACCAGCAACACTACCACCAACCGCACCAATAGCAGTACCTATACCTGGACCTAAAAAAAATGTTCCTATTCCTGCCCCAACTTTTCCACCAGCCCAAGCACCGCTTAAACCTCCTGCTTCTGTAGCAATAGCTTTTGTTTTATCCTCAGATGTTAGAATATTAAATCCAGCGACTAAATTACTAATTAATGGGATTTTTTTTAATACTTTTGAAGATGTACTTGTTCCACTGCTATAAGCGTTCCCAAGCCAATAAGAACCTGTTTTAATGTTTTTACCAAAATCAACAGTATTTTTGACTATTTTAAAAATACCGCTCAATGGCAAAACTGAAGCCATAAATGCTGAACCCAGCCCTAAAGCGATTGCACTGCTAAAATTACCCTCTATTGCAGAATTAAAAGCTGCTTTTATCATTCCAGTAAGTGCGCCAACAAATGCTTTTATCCCAATTTCTGCAAGTTTAGTCATCACCTTACCAAATTGTTCGCCACCAGAACCACTAGCCCACTCATCCATTTTTATCATCATTTGGTCGAGCAAGAAAACCATTTTATCGCCCCACTGCATTTGCTGAAATTTTTCATCGCTCGCTAGATTATCCATAAATGCAACTATTTCATCATTTATTTCAATGACATTACTTTTTACATTTTCTAATGTATCCGCATTAGAAAAAAAGTCTGTAAAAGCTGTAGCTACTACTCTAATTGCAGGCTCTAATGGAGCAAGTGCTTCGATTTGAAATGTTTCAAAAGCACCTCGTAATTGTTCTATATCACCTTTAGCATTATTAAGTTTTTCTAAAGCGACACTAGAGGCGGTAAATTTTTTCATTTCTTTTTCCATTGCAATGAAAGCTTTTGCGCCTTGTTCCATAATAACTTTAGCAAGCCCTTTACCTTCTACACCAAACATATCATATAGTGCCATATCTAATTCAGCAGGATTTAATTTTCCTAAATTTTTTTGCATTATATCAGCTATTTCAGCCATACTTTTTAATTTTCCCTCAGCTGTATAAAATACACTATTTCCATTGCTATCAAGAAAATTAAATTTGCTAAATGTTTCAGCGGCAGGCTTAGTATGAGGCTGTAAATTATTAAGCATATTTCTAAGACCTGTACCAGCTTTCTCACCTTTTTGACCATATTGAGCAAATGTAGCCAAAGCTACATTAACATCATCAATACTCATACCTACACCGTGAGCGTCAGCTGCTACTTGTGAAAAAGCATATTTCATTTCATGAACGTCTGTTGCAGAGGCATTCGCTGCACCTGCTAATAAATCAGCAACGTGTGTAGCGTCTTTTGTTCCAAATACATTCATGGCAGTACTCATAACCTCCGCTGCTTCTGTAAGAGATAAATCTCCAGCAGCTGCTAAATCTAAAGCAGCTTGTGAAGCTTCACCTAACACAGATTTTGTATCTACGCCAGCTTTTAATAATTCAGTCATTCCTTGTGCTGCTTCTAAAGCACTATATTTTGTACTTTTTCCTAAATCTAAAGCACGTTGTCTTACAGCTTCTATTTCTGCACCTTGCATTCCAGTAAGAGCTTTAATATTACTTATTTCAGCTGTAAAGTCCATAGATTTTTGAGCGCTGTTGGTAATTAATCCACCAATACCAACAGCACCAGCACCAACTCCTAAAACTGCCAGAGGAGATATTAAAGCATTATTTATTTTATCTAATCCGGAAATTGTTTTATCTTTTAACTTTATAGTTATATCCCATGTTTTAGCTGTAAGCTTTTGCAACCTTCCTTCAACTTTACTAGTTGTACGCTCAGTTTCATCTTTAGGTTTTATTCTAGGCTCGACAGTTTTTTTAGCAATTTTTTCTAATAATTCATTAGTTTTATTCAATCTATCCTCAATAGCTGAAATGTCTAATGTTATTCTTGGTTCAACTTTAGTATTAGAAAACTTATCCATAACTGCTTGAGTTTTTGCCATACGTTCCTCAAAATTCAGAACACTTTCATCTATTTTTTTTAGTCTAGCTGTAAGCCTATCTTGCATAGATAAAACTAGCTTTAATCTGTAAAATTCTTGATTATCTGCCATTTTTTTGCTCCTTTATTTTTTTTATTTCTTCGGCTTCAACTTCTAACTCTACTTCAATAGACGCAATTAAAAATTGACGTTCCATGAATGGCATATTAAAAAACTCTGATGGTCGAATATTTCTTCTAATACTTAATGCATGGGCTACAGATAAAATATTATTCCCAGATTTTATAAGTTTTTTATATCATCAATACTAACGTTATATCCGCTAATCTCTAATACAACATCTCCAAGTAAAGAAATTTCACCTCCAAGCAAAATACGTTTTAAAACCTCCTCGCCACTAGAAGCTTTAAATTTATTCAATAATTCTGGAGCTCCCCAATTAGGTTTTACTGTAGAAGCCATTATTAGTCCCATATTAAATCCTTCAGAATCTAATACTCGTTCTGTTTTATTTCTTTTTTCAACTATACGAGTATTACGCTCACGAACTCTAGAAACCTGCTTACCTGTTAATGCTTTTAAAGTAACTGGAATACCTAATCGTTCTAATGGGACAATCATAGTTGGCTTATCATCAGCATTACTATTAAGTAATGCTGTAATAATATCACTTTCAGACATATCTTTATTTATTTTTTCTTTTACTTCTTCATCTACATCAAAGTTTTGTTCATTTTCTTCTAATTCTGCTGTACTAAATAATTTTTTATCCATTTTTATTCTCCTTAATATTTTAATCAGCTTCAAGCGGGTCAACTAGTTCGTAACCTTCAAAAGTAAATGGCCAGCTTTCTTTAATTTCAGCTCCAGCTTCCCAATTTGCCACATCAATACTATCAAACATAACGTTTTTTAATCTAATGCGTTCATATCCCCATGCTTCTGGGTCTTTTAATGCAAAAATTAATTCTGTTCGATACGAAGGATTATTACTATTTATAACTACCCCTATTTGTTGCATTAATTCATCAGTAACTTTGTAACCTTCAATAGACCCAGTACCTTTTAATGTCAGCACTTTATGTCTAATCCAACGGTCACCGCTTAATTTTAATTCTGCCTTATTTATATCTACCTTTGCTGTAGCTTTATTATATTGGCTTAACCAATTTCCTTCGTGATGAATATATCCATAGGTACCATTTACTACTCGCATTGCGTCTGTATTCATTAGGTATCACTCCTTATTCACAAACAAAATCACTAAATATTTTCTCTATTACATCAGTGATATGTGCAGACCATTTTAAAAATACCTGGTCAGCTTCTGGCTTAATAGTCGCATTTGCGCCATGATATGTTGGATTTAATTCCACTGTCCAAGTGCCTTGTTCAATAATTCCACCTTGAGCGCAAACCTCCATATATTGTTTACAAGCACCGATTAAAGCAAGTTGCCCTTCTGTAGTGTTATTTATTTTACCAATGTAATTATTTTCTGCTGTTTGCTGTAAATCAGTGTCAATAGCGTCCATAGTTCTAATACTACGAATTTTTTTAAACGCATTATTTTGGTCTTGTCTTAATGTAATTAAAGAATTAATTCCCTGTAAAACCTTAACAATTCGACCATCATTAATGAGCAAAAATACACCATTTGTAATTGCTGTTTCTTGTTCGCTTCTTGTCCAGCGTCTAGTAACATCATCAAATGGTGTAGCTGCATAAGTTGTACTTTCAGTCATATTTTGTCCAGCAATTAACCCAGCAATATATGGTGCTAAATCTGCACTAGAATATGTTACATCATCAAGGATTACTCCAGTACCAATATTAATAACTCCCTCATGATTAAATCCAGCAGAACGCTGAACAGCTTTTTCTACTGCGTCATCAGCAACATCATCTTCGGAAGACCCGCCCATAACACACGTGATTTTTTTACCTTGTGTTCGCATTCGTATAACCCAAGACGCTATACTTGTTTGAATAGCTTCATCTGTAACACCGTCTAAAGAAAGAATATTAAATTCTTGTGTCTCTAATACATCAAGTAATTTTATATAATCCGTGTTAGCGATTCCAGTAATACCGCTATTCCCACCAGTTAATGCTTGCGAAGTAATATTTTTAATATCTTTACCACTAATGTCAGGGCTTCCTTCCACTTTACTAGCCAAGATATAAACATTTGCCGTATTTACTGTGTCAATTAATTCTGCCCATGTAGCAAAACTATATGTGTATAATAAAGCTGTATTTTCATATAATTTCATGTCAAATGTACCTTCATTAGCTAATGAAGGTACAATCGTTAATTTGAAATTATTTCCTCTTTCTCCTACATACTTTGCAGTTATTTTCACTACATCTGTATCTGTTTCATTTTGTAAAGTCAAACTTGCTTCTTTAGCTGTGCTATCTGCCAATCTATAAGCAAGTATTTTTTTTGCTCCACCTAATGTACACATTTTAAGTGTTTTATAAAAAGTTGAACCATTAGTATCTTCTAATGCTCCAAATTCATTTAAAATATCTGTTTCTGTAACTATTGTGGTAAAATCATTAACTTTTCCCCAATGTGCTTTAATTGGTAAAACAACAGTCCCTCTATCGCCACTTTCAACCGCTGCAAGTCCAGCCGATTTAAAATTCATATAAAAGCCCGGTAATTTAGGCAAATTTGTTGCTTCCCATGTTCCACCAGCCATATATCAACACTCCTATTTATTTTATTGGTTTATTTAAAAAATTATTGATTAAATTTCTCATTTCCTCAACTCCGTAAACCTGTATAGGCTTACCATGAATAGCTCCGTCAATGACTTCTGGATTACATCCAAAAACTTTACGAGATACTGCTTTTAAATCTGCAATAGAATATTTAATAATCGGAGCTACAACTTGCTTTGTTGTTTGTTTTGTTATTTGTTTTGTTACTTCCTCTGCCACTATTTCCACCTTCTTTCAATTTCAGATAAATTAATTTTGCCATCAAAGTATGTTTCCATTATCAAAGGTGCTTCATCATGTGGACGTTTTACTTTGCGTGCTAAAGATAATTTAATTTGACCTTGTTTCAATGCGTCTGTATAAAAATGTCCTGATACATCTTTTACAGTTATATACCAACGGTTTTTGATATCTAAAGGAATTTTTATTGCCGTTTTGATATCTTCAATTAGTTTCATTGCAATATTTAATTCTTCTACTGCATTTCGTCCAAAAATATGACAAGTTATATTCTTTATAACCTCAAAGCCTAATGCACCACATTCTTCAACATCCATGCCATCAAATCGCCATAATACAGATGGACGCTTATATCCTGTTGGCAGGATACCACTATAACAATCTGCAACTTGTTCGCTTAGCTTTTCCTTACTCCATTCAGCAAGAGCCGTTAACCAATTATCATTGATTATTGGACCTTGTAAAGTGGCAGGTTGTAGAGCTAATACATAGAAATTTACACACCTTGTAAGTGCGTCCCATTCTTTATCGACAGTATCATCACTCATACCGTCAGCAATACAAGTTATAGTATCTGTATCATTTGTTCCTAGTAATTGCTTATCTAAGGCATTACTAATTTTTTTTGCCAATTTATCAACTTCTACATAACTAGATTGTTCACAATATGGCCATACTTCTATTCTTGCCCTATATCCTGCCCATGCTGTATTGTCAGTTTCAGTCATCTCTCTAACTATAAGATATGGCTTTTGTGTGTCTGGTGTTGCTGTATGTGGTTCAAAGATACGTTCTTCAACTTCTGGAATAGCTTCAATTAAAGCATTTCTTATTGCTTCACGCATTATTTATTCCTCCCATAGTTTTTTTATTGTCATATCTAACTGTTTTTTTCCGTATTCTGCTGCCGGAATAATCGCAGGATATGGTTTTGTTCCAGGATGATGGATAGGATTTTTCTTTATTGGATGTGGTAACCCATTCCACATAAAAGCTTTTTTATGTTTTAAATGTATATCATGAGGAGGAGTCCCTGTTTCCAAATAATGACCATATTTAACACCATGAGAAACAGTCATTTCTATATCATCACCTAATAATTGAGTATCATGATTAATGCTCTGTCTTGCATGAGCTGTACGGTCTTGCCATGGAGCAACCGATTTAGCTTTAGCTTCCATATCAGCAGAAATAATTTTACACAATAAATATGTTGCTGTTTTTTTACGTCTTAAATTTTCTCTAACACCATCACAAAACATTTTCTGCCTCCTATGAAATAACTTCTAGACCACCATCTACACTAGTAAGAACACCTTGAATATAACGTGGAATAACAGATATTACTCTGAAACGTTGTCCATAAACTTCAAATTCATCTGTTATATTTGGTGTACATTTTATATCTACATTATCTGTAGCCAGAAAAGCATATGTGGAATCTGTTTGTTTAACACCTGCTACAGTATTAGATACATTAACTTGAAACGCTTTAGATTTTTGATTAAAAATGCGTATTAAAAAAGGACCAAGCACAGATTTTTCTATGCTTCGTCCTCCACCTTTAGGAACTTTGATAGTTCGATTTATTATTATTTTTGTTGGATTTTCTGCAATCGTTCTTGCGATATCCTTTTTGCGTTCTTCAATAAAATTTTTCATAATACATTCGGTGCCTTTATTTTAAAAATTCTGCTACCAGAAAGACTATTACCTTTCTCTGCCATTTCTTCGTACATTTTAGCCATTTCTAAGCAGTAACTAAGATAATCACTTGCCGTTGACCTCTCGTATGTTTCCTGACCGATACTATATTTTGTTATCTGCCCAACTTCCATTGGTGCAGTAGTAGCTTTTAATCGCCACCCTTGCGCCGCAGCTAAATAAATATTATCTACACTTTGTAATAATTCCTCAATTTCACCATCAGTAAAATTAGTATCAGTATCGCTACCACCAACTGGAATAATTTCATGTAGATATTTTCTTAATCTAGCTTTTAATTCATCTGTGATAACCATAATTCACCTCAATTAGGCGATTGTCAATTCTTGCACGTTTTCCTCTACTGCTGCAAATACACCACGATAAGTATAACCTATCATTTGTTGTTCAATCATGCGTGTAAGGTCGCCTCCATTACTTTCAATACGTAAATCTTGCTTTAACAATTCTTTAAAGCCATGTTTTGGACGAATTAAATAAATTTTATTTGCTGGACAGCCATTATATACATAAGATTTTTTACCGACTGTTTCTTCCCAACCATCATAGTAAATAATTGTATTAATTCCGGTAATAGCTGGATAATTTGTACCCCCAATTTGATAACCACCACGTAAAGCCATTTCAATATCAATTTTATTAGCTGCACTAGCTAACATAACTGTAGGTGTGCGTTTCTTATTAATAGCGTCTTTCATACCATTTTTAATTGTTTCATATAGACGCACCCAAGCAACGTCTCCAGCAGTTCCTGCATACGCTGTTTTATTACTGGATTTATAACCAAAATCTAAAATAGGGCTAAGATGTATATGATTTAATAAAGCATTAAAACTTTCACCCATAGCCTTATTTAACATTTCTACCTGAAAAGACTGATTAAAGTCTTTAATTTGTTTTGTATATTCAAAACCAGTGGCATAAGTAACAATACGTGCTGTTGGTCCATATTCTGCTTCGATTGTACCAAACTTAATCTCACTACCTTCAACGGTCTGCAAAAATACACAAGCACCACGCATAGCCCATTTAGCGTCTAAAATCTCTGGTAAATTAGGGTCAGAAATTGTATCATAAATTGGATGATATAAAGTTTGTACTGTTTCTCTACCTAATTCTACATCAAGAACTACTTTTCTAAGTAATTCTTTAGAAACATTTGTTCCACCATAAGAAATCATTTCTCCTAATGGTTTGCTAAAACTTAATGTTTCCATTTCTCCATTAATAATTTTTTTATTTACATAATCTAATTTGCCATTAAATATAAATGGAATTTTACTTTCACCTGTATATTTTCTACGAGCTTCTAATAATGTATCCTGAGATACTACTTTTAACATCTATATTCCTCCTAAACTAAGCACCGGCAACTGGAATTACATTTTGCGGATAAAGAATAAATTGAATAATATTATTGCTGTCTTTAGCATAACTAACTCTACCAATAAAAAAAGCACCAGATACTTTATCATCATCAGTGAATTTTTTGGTCGCTGGGTCAAAATAAAGTTCGGAGCCTTTTTCAAATGTTTTGGATGTATCTATTTGTCCTGTAATATATTCTGCTTGTTCTATTTGTAAAGCAATTAATGTACCATTGGTATTACTATCTTTATCTACTGTTTGAAGTGCAACTCCAAAAAATCCATCAACTACACAAAATTCTCCAGCTTGAACTCCATTACTTGCCGGAACAGTAACGTCTACAGATTTACCATCACTTATTTTTATTTGTGTTATTGGTAATACTGTACTTGGTATAGGTTGTCCTTTATAAGCCATTATTTTAACCTCCTAAAATTAAATAGATACTTTTTTAGTAACAAAGAAAGAATTATTGCTATTGTCTCCATTAATTGGTGGTACAATATCAATTTTTGTATTAGCTAATAAAGCTTGTACAGATTTATCTGCTAAAATACTATCAATTTCGCCAGCAATTGTAGCTTCATCAGTACTATCTGTGTGAAGCATTTTTTTTACTACATTTTGAGCCATTTCTCCACTTACTTTTTCACTTATAACTTTATCAATAATTTTTTCTTTATTTTTATTATTAGATTGCTTTAATAATTCTGCTGCACTTTTAATATCATTTAACAGCTCATCTCCTGTTTTACCAAACATTTCACCGCAAGCTTGTTCAATTTTATTAGGTTCTTCATTGTTACTAATACCAATTTCACCACAAGCTTGTTTTAAATCATCTTTAGTAATTGTTCCAACATCAAGTAATGCTTTTAATTTATTATTCATATTTTTTATCTCCATTTCTCCCACAGGTTCCCATGTTTCTTTTCGCTTAACCTCTACAGGCTCACCTAAAATGATTGTATTATCTGGTCCTTTAGAATAACTTACTTTATAATATTTATCCTCATTTCCTTTATTGTTATAGTTATTGCAATAAATAATAAAATAATCATCATATACATTAACTATACTTATATAAATATCATCATTTGTATTAAATTTTTCATATGCAGCACTTCTCAAAACCTCTCTTAAAGCTTCATGAGAAGTATCTGCTGGTTGAGCTATAACGTCCATTTCTCCATTAATAGCTACAAGTGAAGTAGGCATTCCTGCACGATTTAAAGGCGTCCAGTCTATAGATAAACCTTTATAATCAGTAACATCTGTTTCACCGGTAATTGTATTTTGTTCTAATTGCGGATAACCAAAAATAGATACCTGATTTATTGCTTTTCCTCGTATCCATCGTTTTAAATCAGTTGCAGATTTATCAATAAGTCCTCTAAAATAAGCAACGTTATTTTCCATTTTTGCACCTATCCAATGAGTAACAGGTGTTGGAAACTCTGTTGCAACATTTTCAGCTTTTTGATGTCCTAAAAATCCAGGTAATCCTGTGCTGTTTACTTCCCCAACAATAGAATTTAGTGCATTACTTGTGTAATTCCACCCTCTTGTACTTTTACCAGCAGGAACAGACATGACAACCTCTAAGGGGTCAGTATCATCACCTTTTAATGCGTCAATATCTGCCCAATTTGCTATTGGAATATCTTCGACATTCATTTCACCAGTAATTTTTGCTGTTAACATAATACCGTTTCTTTTTATACTCATAGTTTCACCCCCTTTCATTATTCAAACATTTTATAATGCGTCTGATACCATTCTTCTATCTCTGGTTGTGATTGTGGATTTTTTAACCAAGCTTTTAATTTATCTACCACAACTGTTGTATTTTCTGGTGCTGGTTGCAACGTACATATACAATTTGGATGCGCAGGATATATTGGACAAGACATTGCCTCGTATATTCCATTTCCATTTGGTCCACCAGTAGCATTAGTGTCGCAAATATCTTTACGTGGATGACTAGAACTTATAACCCATTTTACATATTTAACTACAGGAGTAGCTTTTGCAGAAGCAATAACACCTTCACCATAAGCTGCTGTAAGTTCAGTTCGTGCAAGTCTCAACGCATTATAATCAAGATTTGTAGGAATACGACTCCCCATTCTTTTCATCATATTAGGATAGTTAGCTGATATACTTGTTTTGCCTTTTTTTACATAACTTTCTAGACTACGTGCTACAGTAACCACATCTTCACCAACTCCAGCACGAACAATATCTGACATTATTTTTTTATTATGTTGACCAACATTCCATATACGTTCAGATAATTTCAATCCGTCTTTATGTGAACGCGCAAAACTTATTTGTACAGCTCGCTTGCGATTAAATTCCATAGATTTTATAAATGGTACAATATCAACACCAGCTTTTTTTAATACATCTGTAGATACTTGCTTTGTAAAATACATTCCGTTTTCTGCGCCATCTTCCACTACAGATTTTATTACTTTTGCCAAATCCTCATTAAATTGGTCTATATCTTTTGCTATCGCTTCTAACAAATATTTAAGATTTTTATTTTTTCCTCGCTTAAATTCTTTAATAATCCTATTTATGGACGCTATATATAATTCAGCTATCGTTTCGTCAGTTTGTTGTAACATTAATAAATATTTTTTTCTAGCTTCTAATGCCCATTTATAATAATCACCACTCGCTGATTTAATCCCATCTAGCTCGCTCATACCTCATTGCCTCCGGTTAATATATTATCAATATTCTTTAATTGCTTATTTTGTTGATATGCTTCTTCTATCGGCTTGTTGAGCATTTTTGTATCTTCAATTCTAGACTGTTCTTGTTCCCATGTTTCCATAGTATCAATATATTTAGCTAGGTAATCTACAGCCGACTGAATACTAATAATATTACTATCTAAGGCATTACTTAATGCTTGTGTTATTACATATAAAGTTTGTGCGTCTGATTGTTCATCTTTATCCATTACTGCGTCCCATTCAATTTTTACATTGTAGGACTTATAATTTCTGCCAGATATAGAGCTAATCATGGACAAAGCCATTCTTGCAAACATTTTCCATGATGTTTCCACCTGTTCCCTTTTTCGCTCTATTCTGCGAGTAAGAATTGGACCTTGTTCTTTTGTGCTGGCTTGAGAACTAGAAATATGAACCCCAAAAGCAAATTCTGGTACTTCAGAAGTATCAATAATACAATAAAATAAAAATTGCAATAAAGTTGAAGTATCTCCAATCGCAGATGTACACTCTATAAAGCTTGCGTCATCTTCATCCTGCATTAGCAAGATTTGTTTTCCGCTTATATCTAATCTAATATCTTTCTGTTGTTTCATATCATTAAAAGCATTAGGAAAATTATCTCTTAAAAATTTTTCAACATCTTTTAATTTAAATTTAAGTTTAGGCGTTGAGTGCATTTTACTTCCGGTTATTGCGTGAATCATTACATCATGGTAAGCCTTTAAAAATGGTTCTATTGGTTCAAGTTCTGAATAACCGTGTAGTTCTGTTTCATCTGGCTCGTTCTTAAAATGAATAATAGGAATAAACCCCCAAGGATTTGATTCTGTTTTACTCTCAAGCCCTTTTGGTGCATTTCCTTCAATCATTGTAATAATTTTACTTGCTGTTAATTTTTGGCGAAAAATATATTCTTGTTTATTACCTTTTTCATCAATCCATTTATTTCTTGATAATAGAGTAATAGCAGAATATTCTCCTGTTATAGGGTCATATTCTATTCCACCTGTTGGAATTAATTCTGGCGGTATAAGAATATAATCTAGCATTGTACCTCTGCTATTTTCTGGATATAGTTTGGAATTAGATTTCTTATTTATTAATCGAATAAAAACTTCACCGTCAATCAAATTTTTCTGATGAGTACGTTGCATTTTACTTTGTAAGTTTTTTATAAATAAATCTAATTCCTCTTGTGCTGACTCATCTTCACATATAAAGTTTGGAGTTCCCATGAACCCAGCTAATGTATTTATAATTGGCTTAGCAAAACCAGCACCTAATTTATATCTCTCATCACGATTGTAATAAAGGTCTCTTGCTTTTTTATAATCAACGTGACCTTCTATCCCCAATGAATACGGGGCAGAATACATATTATTTACATTAAAAAACCAATTTCTAATACGTAACTTGCTTATTTCTCCAGTGGCTTTATTAAGCCATTTTCTAATTACCATATAATTTTGCCCCTCCTAAAAGTGCAGCAATATTTGGGTCAATATTATTTCTAACCTTAGCAAATGCAAGAATTAAAGCGTCTGCACGGTCTGGACTTCTACGAATACGTTTTTTATAAGTCTTTTTATCTTCTAAAATAATACGACCTCGTCTATCTATTGAATATTTACGAGTACTTAATTGTGCTGATAATTCATCATCATTTGGGATTTCAATATCACCATCTAGTAGTCGTTGCTTTAAATTACACCATTGTTCAGTAGCCCAATTTGCATAATGCTCTTTGTCTATTGGACTACCACCATTATGACAAGCTATTACATCTATGTTTAATCGTTGCTCTCTTATAGTTTCCCTAAGCATATCTGTAACACCACCGCCAACACCATCATCATCAATACGAATAGTCGCATATGGTTTGTTATAATCTCTCATTAAATTTTTAGTAATATTTAATAACTTACCTGCTGTTACTGTTGTATCTTGCTTTGTATAGTGAAACAATCCCAGTGTTTTTCCAGCAATTCTAGGTACAAATATCGTTTCATCATCACCAAAACGAGCAATATCTGCTCCAATATGAAGCATTGAATCGTAGTTTATATCTAAATCTCTCATCATTGCAGCCTCAACAATTTCTAATGGAATTAATCCATCTGGTTCTGATTTTGGAAATTCACCAAGTACACGAACTCTAACAACATCACTGTCCATACCATATTGACGAATAAGTCTTTGACAATAAGCGCTGGCTACACGGTCAGTATCCATACAATTAACTTTTATTGTGTAATATAAATCTCTATCCTCATGAAAAGCACGTTTGAATACTCCAATATTTTGAGTCGGATTGCCACATAAAAGTAATTTAGCGTCTTTTGTAGTCAATGCACCTTCAATCGTTTCATAAATCGGGTCCATTACACCACTTGCTTCATCAATAACAAAAAGCAGGTGTTCCTCATGGAACCCTGCCATATTTTCTGGCTTGCTGGCGGTTCTTGCTGTAGCAAACCATCTCTCCGGATATATTTTGTTTTGAACCTTTGTTTTTTGCCAATCAAAAAGTCCATCTAATAATTCAGAACGTTTTAGCCATTTACTAATCTCTGGCCAAAGAATATCTAATAATTGTTGTTGCGTTGGAGCTGTACATGGCACTTTAGGAAATGGTCGCGTAAACATAAACCATAAAATAGCCCAACTTTCTAATGCAGTTTTCCCTACACCATGACCAGAACGAACAGCCACACGAGGATGATTAGCTATTGCCCTTAGACATTCTATTTGCCATTTATCTGGCTGTGCTTTTAAAACATTTTGCACAAATGGTACAGGGTCATCAATATACTGACGCATGGATTTTGCCAATTCATCAATATTTTTATTGTGTTTTGTCATTTTTCCCCTCCCATACTTTTTCTAATACTTCTGTTAATAATTCTGCTGCATTTGATTGTTGTTCTGTTTCCTCTTTATCCGTATGAATAACTTTTTCAGCATATCCTCTGTTTTTCCCTAATGTTCTAAGGACAGATAACGACACTTTCCAATTTCCTTTTTTTATCTCTGAAAAAATAACACCTTCAGCCAAATCTAAAACTGTTTCTCTCGCTTCTTGCTGTGCCTGTTGTAATCTTTTAGACTTTTTAACTCTATAAGATAATGCTTGTCTTGTAATCTTAATGCCATACATTTGCTCTAAATAAGTAACTGCATGAGTTAATATCCCTGCACTTTTCTGCAAAGCTTTTTCAGCCTGTTCCGTTGTAACCTTCCTAACGCGTTCTATACGCGTTTTTTTATTTTCTATATTCATTTCATTATCCTATAGTAAAATTGTCAAATTACGTCAAAATAAGGCTAAATAAACATACTATCAGAAGTATGCTCCTTTGCCTTATCTAATAAGTAATTACAACCAGTTAATCTGCACGGAACATCACATTTACTCATATTTGTTTTATATTGTAATTTTTTCTTTAGAATATCTTTTTCTGTAATATGTCCAACAATTTCATATGGTTTATGGCAACAATACATTACATTGCCTTGTTCATCGAGTGCAATTTGAGCGAAATTGGATATACATTCTCTAGGAATATATCCAATTCTATTAAATTTATAATTTATAACTACACGCTTATCGCGACATTGTATTCGTTCTAATTTATCTAATATTGGAGCTACATTGTTTTTATTCTTATAATATTGAGCTTGCGTACTTTCTACAGGTCTAAATATGATGTAATCTACATCTAAATCTTTATGTGCATAATAAAAATCAAGGTCAGCATAATCTTTTACTACACATTGGATTTCTAATTTTGTAGGAATGTTATTTTCTTTTTGCCATACTCGATAGGCTTGTATATTTTTAATAACTTGTGTATATCTATCTACACCCCTAATAACTTTATACTGCTTAGGATTACTAGCGTCTAAAGATACTTTTAAATATTTAGGAGCAATCTTCTTCAAAATATTAAAATTCGTATTTACTCCATACGGTATATGGTTTTCTTCTAAATAAGTTGTTATTTTTTCAAAATCTGGATTCAGCGTTGGCTCACCACCACCTGTTAAAATAATACTTTTAACATTAAACTGTAATAATATTTGTACATACTCAATAAATTTATCATATGCCA